TTGATGATTGTGTTAAAGTTAGCTAGATATTTAAATGTCTTACGAGCATTATCGTGCTGAGCTGGTTCATCAGTTTTAACAAGGATTAGGAATTCGTCTTGTAAATCGTTAATCTTGCGTTGAATATGATCAAGCCCCATATCAAGCACTTCAACAACACTTTGTGTGTATGGTTTTTGATACATTGCATAGTATTTAGTTTCCAGGTCAATACTATCTGTGATAGAGTCCAACACTGAGTGGTCAATATGTGTTTGTTCTTTTTGGATTTCCATCCATTGCTTAGTATCTTCTAGAGAAAGGTTATCATACACAGACCATTTGTCACTGTTATAAGGTGTTTCAAAGTCTGTAAATGGAACGTAGTTACCATTCTTCATTACAGCAATGTAACCTACAGGTAGAGCAGCGTATCCAGAAAATGCTGTATCGTAGAGGTTCATAATTCCTCCACGTTCACCACGAGCTCCTGCTGGTGTTGGATCATTCAAATCGCTACCATCAGTTTTAAGTACAGGTTTACGATATCCAAACCCAAGTGCGTATTTAGGAATGAACATAAGGATTGAGTCCAAATCCACAATACTTGACATTGAAATGTCGTGTTTAGTTTTTGTTTCAGCATTCCATGCGTAGTTAGTTAATCTAATTTTCATTTGTTTTCTCCTTTGTAAACTCAAGCCCATAATACTTCTTAGCAAAGGCTGAGTTATTGAATGCTTTCTTGTTCTCAATCGCTACCATGATACGTTTATCAATGACAGCATCAGACAAGAAGTAATAGTAATATAAATCTTTATACGAAGTGTTAAGGCGGTCTATACGCCCTTCAGCTTGTTCCATCTTGCGGTAAGATGAGTTAAGCGACCAGAACACCATACAGTTAGTTGTAATACAGTTCCAAGCCTCAGCAGCATTGTACTGGACAATATACCACCACTTGTCTCCTGTAGGGACATTCTCATGCTTCATTCTATTCCAAGCAGCCCATTTCATACCTATCTTCTCTGCTTGTTCAACAATCATCTCATACTCGTAAGTGTAGTTGTAGAACACAATAATACGGTCATATCTTTCAGTTAGTTCTAACAACAATATAGCACGAGTTGGGCTTGTATTAACAACACGTCTTAGACAATGTGTGAATTCCGATGCATTCTGTATAGGCATACCTGTGTCATAATTAAATCGTTCTTTAACAATCAGGTTGTATTTGTCTACATTGTAATATGCATGTTTAACGGACTTGTGTCTTATCGTTTTACGTTTATCGTCCATCTTAACAAGTATTTGTTCGCGTAGAGCATTTAGTTTACCCGTACCAACATATCGTTGTACTGCAGGGAACTTCACATGTGGATTCCAAATAACGTGTTGATTACAGAAGTCTGTCTTGTGTTTATAAAATCCATTAGCACAAAACAGAGGAACATAATCCATCCACACGTCTCCTGGAGTTGCGCTTGTCATTATCCAAGCGTTGTTATTAAACCTTGCTAAATGTATGAATGTTCTAGCCCATTTACCATACCCGATAGCTCTTTGTTCATCAAAGATAATACAAGCATCTCTCACTTTCTTGTACTTCTCAATGTTATTCCAGCTATCGACCATATACCTATCTTCACTAATGCCACAAGCCTCAATAGACTCGTGCCAGTCTGGTTTTGTATGTCCTTTCTTAACCATATCACGCGCAGACGGAGTTGTGATTACCAACAATGGTCTATCTGGATAGTTCTTTAAATACCAGAATATAGACACGAATGTCTTCCCCGAACCAACTCCACCTACAAGGACATTACCACTAGATAGTTTATTCAAAGCTATTTCTTGGTCTTCGTATAATTCGATTTCCCCAAATTTAATCGCCATAGATAACCTTGTACATATCTTTAGCTTGTTCTACTGTGACTTCAGGAATATAGTTATCATCTTCCTTGATAAATAGATTATCAGCCTCAGACCAAACAAACCCGAACGAAATCATCAATCTTTCATACTTATAAAAATCGTCCATAGTTCTCCTCTCTAATGGGCGAATCTCTCGACATGGCCCGTCGGATTAGAATAGAAACTCTTTTAATGCTTCAAGAACTTCTATCTCGTTTTCAGGATATATAAACCTAGCAAAACCAAACTCCTCATTCAGAGTCTTAATATACCATTCTTGATTAGGTCTTGCTGGTGCTTTACTATCCTTTTTAAATTCAAGAAATGCAACCTTACCTTTGTAGAATACAACACGGTCTGGGAAACCTTGTATAATATTAGGGTCATTCTTTTGTACCCAAATATGGTCATCCCATTTCCGTATAACAGCACATACTCTACGTTCTAGATATGATTCTAAAGGCATTAGTCAAATGGGAGTTCTGGTTCATCAGCAGTGTCTTGACCAAGTACGTATTTTTGATAGAACTCATCTCCACCACCTGAATAAGGTTCTGTGTGCATGTATAATGCGTTCAAATATAAGTTGAACCCTGAATTATTTTGATAATGCCATTCGTATACAGATGCTACAACGTCGACATGTTTGTAAAACATAGTGTCAAGAGATGCAAGTGAAGGTTGGTGAGAGTTATCAATACGAACTGCATTACCTGTTGAGTCATCAATTAGATAAATCTTAACAAAGTCTTTTACTGGTTCATTAGGTTTGTTTGTGGCTTTAATTTGGATATAATGTTTAGTTACAAAGTTTGCAAGATATTGGTCGTATGGTTCAGTCCATTCATTCTGTTTGGCAACTTCTTCATAGCGAGCAAGGTCCATTGGTTGCGTTTGTTTAACATTAAAACCATATTCAATAAGGTTTTGTACCAAGTCTTCATCTTCAATATCTACGCAGAATGTGCGTTTATCTGCAAATCCGTCACGATTAATTCCTGCAAAATTACGAAAACGAAGACGTGAATGTGGGAATGAAATTTTGTTGTTGTTAATTGTAAGTGTCATGGTGTTATTTTCCTTTCTTTCTGTTGTGGTTATAAGGAGAGTCTTCAGGGACTCTATCCTCACCCCACGAGTTTGCTAGTAATGCCGTGTCGAGTTTCTTGTGATTTGCGACATACCTTCCGAATTTTTTCTTTATTAATAATGAATAAATATCACGTCGAACCTCATAATCAGACATTTTCGACATGAATGAGTTTGTGTTTGGGTCATATAAAAATGAACCTAGTAGTTCAGGGTGATTGTACAAGTAGTTTGCACAACGAGATATAGGTAGCTCTTGTAGATATCGGACAGTCTTATTGAATATATTGTGACTCTTACCATCTAACAAGTTAGGATTGCGGAGGATTACCTCAAGGTCTCCCTCACAAGCATGAATATAGTATGTAATATCCTCAACAGATAATCCGTAAGTTGGATAATACTCGCATTCCATAATGAATTTGAATTCGTTGGTATCTCTATTCCAATTTTTTATAGCGCCAGTTTTATCATTTCCATACTTGTTGTTAATCCAGTTTGTGTTACCAAATAAGTCTCGCTCCCTTTTACATCGTTCTCCTAATACACGTTTACCTCCTCCTTGGATAACGCGTCGCATAGGCTGGAGCTCTTTGATTATCATGGAATAATCTCCTCGTAATAATATCCAGAAGAGTATTTGACTTTAACGAACGAACCCCCAGACGTTTTAGTCGAATCAATATATACCTTCTCTTTGTTTGTAGGTCTTGAAGTTGTAGACGCATACAAGACATAGTTATCATCTCCACGGAATAAGATTGACTTATGACTATCTTCGACATCAATAGCCTCAATCTCTACAGAGAAATTTCCACCAGTATCTTTAATCTTTTGTCGAATGTAATCATCAATCTTGAAATATCCTTGGAATAAATATAAACGTTTATTCCCAGCACCAAGTTCAAATCTACATGCATCTTCCACAACGCTTTCTTGTGTGTGTAGTGATTGTTGATAGTCGAACTCTAGTGATGACATATCTGCCTTGTTTCTACAAATATGAATAAAAGTCCTATAGTCTGAGACTACATTATATAATTCATTAAACGGTCGCGGGTGTAATTTATCTGGAATATTATACAGATATCTATGAGATAAAATCATAGTTTACCTTCTTTCTTTAATTGTTGTACTCTGCGATATATAGTGCTAGGACTGACATTGAAATAGTCAGCACACTTAGCATCAGACATGCCTACCATCTTTAATGATAGTAGTTCGTCCATATCAACATGTGCTCGATTACGTTTAGATTCAATGTGAGGTTTCATAATATTAATTAAACGAACAATATCTTTATCATCCATCAATAATCACCTCACGCATACCAATCCAAATCTTGTTGTACGTAAACTCAGATGATTTAACAAACTCTTTAAGTTCGTCCTCATCTTTACAAGGTATCGCAGAGATTTCTCGTACAGCATTCACGTTAATACTAATCTTACTTTTATCGTCTAAATCCAGAACAATGAAAGGTTGTTGTAAAGGTGAAAGCTCATACGCTTGTGTTAGTCGTTTTAGACTTCGTTTAGGCATTGCGAGTTGAAATACTTTAATGCCCATTGTGTTTTCATCGTCACCAGCTTGTGCCTGGCTTACTGTAACTAGATAAAGGATAGGAGACCTAATCCTCTCTAGAAAGTTAAACAACCATTTCTTCATTGTTCTTCCTTTCAAACATAGTGCCTTTGAACATGATATTACCGTCACCTACTGCGTAAATAGCATCAACTGCTTTAGCGCGTAAGTCATTGTAATACATCATATCGACATCTTCGAGCGATTCGAACTCATCCCAGAGTTTCCATTTATAACCAGAACATCCTGTAAGAGCATAAGGTTTATCGATAACGTAATTGTCAAAGTTAGAGTTAATGACCTCTTGTACAATCTCAGGTTCTACTTTAACCTTATTGGCAATACGTTCAATACGACGTTGTTCAACCTCTTGAGGAGATCCTACTTGGTCGCGTTTAGGCAAGAAGGTCTCAATAGGTTTGTCGTAATGTAATCTAATAGATTGTGTAATATTTATAGGACGTTTAACAATAGCTTCTCCACCAGTACGAGATGGATAAATATAAGCATTCTTACCTACAAACTTGTTATTAACGTAAATAGAACCACCTTTGGCTTGTTTCAACATAGCGAATTCTTCTGGTTTAACAGGTTCGTTAGTAAACAATGTCTTCTTAATATAAGGTACTGCGAATTGAGCACCAACTGCTTCCCATTTACCTTTTTCTTTTTCAGGCCATCCAATTTGTGCAATAAGAACAGCATCGTTAACCAAAGCCATACGGTCGTATGTATGTTCGTGGTCGAACTCATATTTGTATTCGCGAGCTCGTTTCATACAATAATCAATGATAGCTTGGTCACCGTTGGCAATCTTGATTGAGTCAGTCTTAATATGAACAACCTTATAACCCATCGCTTGTACTTCGTGTTTAAGTTGTACCATAAACAAAGCACCACGTTTTGCAATACAGTTGTCAATATTACGAGAGTCTTTAAATGTATTAGGATATGGTGCGGATGTCATACCATAAATCATATTGATAATGATTTTAAGAGCATGAGCAAGGCCTTTAGCCTCAGACGCATTCTCTAAATATGGTTTAAGTTGTTCTGAGAAGTTCTTATCAATAGCATCGAATGCTTTAAGAGCTTCATCAATATGACCAGTCTTAATACCCATACGTAGTTTAACAATACCTTCAAACTTAGGTGTATAAGGTCCGAAGTAATTCATTGCGATAAGACTATGCGGGTGCATAGATGCAATGTCCAATACTACAACATTCTCATACACTCCTGGGTCAGCATAGACATATCCACCTTCAGATGTAGCTTCGCCCATGTATGTTGATTTAGGATTACCAAACTTGTCGTATTTGTATCCTGGGAATTCTTTAGCCAAGTCATACCAATTAAACTTATCTTGTGGTTTTTTATCATTACCAAATAAGAAACGTGCGCCAAGTACCTGGGTTTTGTTGATTGGTGGTAAACCTGTAATTGTGCATAGAATCTTACGAGCTGTAAACGCGTCTTGAGTAAGATGATATTTCCACAAGAACTCAGTTGCACCTACGTCATTCATACAATACTTACCAGCACGTCCCCAGTGTTCTTTAGCTAGAGGTTTATCCCAAGGAAACTCAAACTCGTCGTGAGGATATCCAGTCTTAATTTCCCATTTCTTAAGACTCATCTTAATATCATGAAACTCGAAGATATCGGCATAGTCCATAGAATATGCAGGCCCACGTCTACCTGGGTTTTTATCTCGTGGCCCATCAATAATCATTTGAGATTGATTAAAGATTTCAACAGGTTTCTTACCACAATACATGTCATAGAAAATATGAGCATCATAGTCACGGTTATTGAAACCAACACGAGCTTTATTCATGATAGACGCACACATTGCTGGAGTGGGATTATACCAAACACCAATTGTGTTATCTGGACTTGTCCACGACTCATTAGAATCCCATACTTCCTCAGGAATAGATTCAAAGAGTTGTTTGTGAGCAATCTTAGGGTCTTCAGACAACGTCCCATCATACTTCTTGAAACAAAGAATATTCAAGTTAGGATATACTTCCAAGTCATAGAAGTAAATATCTTCTTCTGGAACGAATAACGATTTAGATTGGGTTGCTGGTTCGTCCTCAATCGTCTTCCAGTTAATAGATGTCCATACTTTTAATGCGTTGTCTCGTTGGTGAGTGCTACTCATAGCAAAGTCTTTAACCTTGTACTTCATATCAGACAAGTCATATTTAAGACCTTGTTCTTCTGCGTCCTTCATACTTTTAGCAATAAAGTCTACTTCAGGTTTTGTAGCACCATGATGCTCTTTATTTAAACATTTCTCAACGAAACCTCGTAGGCTTGCACTAGTCCATACAATATCTTCTACATCTTTAAACACTTGTTCATCCTTTCTTAAAGGAAGACCAGAAGAAATATGAGCAATAAACTCATTGTTAGATTTGGTATACTTACGACGAAGACTTGTATGACCCGTGAATTTCTTAATTTCAATTCCAGGTTCAATCTCATTAGCTAAGTCCTCAACATTACCATCATAAATATAATGAAGGTGGATGCCTCCTCCAGACTTAGATACTTCAGTATAAGTCTTAGGATATAAAGATGCTTTAGCCAAGTTCATAGCCAAGTCTTTCTCACCTTTGTCATTCTTCAAATCGAAGTCAATGACAATATGGTTGTATGGGACACGTACAAAGTGTAATCTTGTTGGGTCTAGGTCACTCAAGACTGTAGCACAGTTATCCCATTTACGCATTGGTATACCATCTTCTGTAGCGTATTGTGCAGGTACATCGTGATATTCTACATCAAACACGTTGTCCTCCTTTGCGTGTTCAGTTAACTCAATAACTGGTTGTTCTTTCTTTTCTTCCCTAGCTTTTTGATGTTTCTCTTTCAACAATTCAGGGAATACTTTTTCTCGGTTCAAATCACTGTACCAGTTACGGACAATAGATCCGTCTGGCATTTCATGTTTGTCCTCAAACTTATTGAAATATAAAGTTAAGTCAGATTCCAACTTACGTTTGACACCAGTTGTGTTCCAACCGATATCTTCCAAGAACGACTCGAACATAGATGCTGCTTGTTTAAAACTAACACCGTGTTCTAATTCCTCGTAATACTCACGCAAGAATTTAAATACTTTATCAGAGTACTCGATGATGTTAGTATCTACATCTTCTGCGTAATAGTCTGCACCCATGTCATTAAACTTGTCAATACACAATTGCGCAATTTGTGGTACTTCAAATTTAATAGAGTTCATGAGTTGTTTATATCGTGTATAATCTACTTTATTTCTTGTAGGCGATACAACGAGAGCACGACGAGTAATACCTGAGTCGGCATTATGTAATTTAAATCGTTCATTAGAGGCTGTGATAAGAAGACCATTAAAGATAACAGGATATCCTTGTTTGTAAAGCTTACGAATAATCACTGGTTCATGTGCTGTAAGTTTCAACAAGTTCTGTTCATTTGTAATCTTACTTAAATCACTATCGGTATCCATAAGGACTGGAACCTCTTTAACATCTGCAGTAGCAAATTCAGAAGAGCTTGTAAAGCTACGTAAATCGATAGGTGCTTGGTATTCTCCAATAATGAGCTCCAGCACCTTAAGGATTGTAGATTTACCCGAACCTTTTGGCCCGTAGATGAATAAGAATTTGTGGATATCAGGCATGCTTCCTGTCAGTAGTGCGCCCATAGCCCACAATATCTTATCTAGTTCTTCCTTGTCATACAAGACATTGAATAGTTCACTAAACGCCTCTGTCTTACCTTCTGTTGGGTCATAAGGTAATTTGTAAGTTGAGTAATCTTCTTTCTTAACTTCGTCAGAGAGAAAGAATATGTTGTTGTTAAATGTCTTATCATCTTCGGATTTAAAACGGTTAACGAAGTCGTCAAAGCGTTTCATAGCACCTGACGAATGACGTTGCATTAGGTGTGGAGTTATATCAATACCAGGGTTTAGAGATTGCATTGTTGATGTATAATTGAAAATAAGTTCATCAATATATTCAAACAATCCTTTATAACCTAGTGTCCATTTTTTATCATTCCACCATCCTATGACGGTTCCACCCTTAATAACTATATCATCGTCTTTAATAAAGTTGAAGTCAGGATATACAACATACTTATTTTTCTTAGTTTCTCCAACTACAATTTCTATAAATTCTGGAACAAACCCTACTTCATTTTTGTTAGGGTAATTCATTGTTCTCCTTACATTTCGATATGTGTAATCTTGTCAAGGAATATCATCTTACCATCACCATAGTAATATGTACTCCCATCGTTAGCTGCTTTGCGGAAATTCATATACTCTTGAGAATTCAAATGTAACGGAGTCCAATCTCCATTAACAAAATAAACTCTCATAGCATAGATTCCTTCTGGTCCTGGTGTAGCCATACCTATACCTCATCCATATTATCATATAGATAATTGTTGAAATCATTGATTTCGTTTCGGATAGCATTCTTGGCGTCGTCCATTACAAACCAACCAATATTATCTTCGTTGATTGCTAGTACGCCATAACCATATCCAGTACGCAAGTTGTGATTGAACGCGTCTTTAATACGGTCAAAGATCATACTCGCATTTGTGTCTGGGTCAAATACATCAAGCTGTTGTAGCATGATTGCAGCAATTTCAAGTTTACTAATTTCGTCATATTCTTGTGCAAGGAAATCAACAGTATTAGCAATGAAGTTACCGTAAGTAACAAAATCACTATACACTGTTCCAGTTCCAAAGAAGTTTTCAAGTTGTTCAAGCATCTTCAAGCGGAATTGTTCATCATCATCGTACCACAAGTCAGGGTCGATTGGATAATCGAACATTTCATACATTTGTTTGATAATATTTTGTGTAGAAATATTGGCAGTGTCGTAATGACCTAGATTATAGAAATCACGAGTCCATTCACGATATTGGTCTGCATCAACACGACTAGCCTCTTCCACAATACTAGCTAAGATACTATCTTTATAAATAGAAAATGCTTGAGGGCTATTCGCATCAATTTTCATATCATCTACCTCAATAATCTTTTCTTCACGTTGGTTGACTTCAAACTGTTGTAGAAACTCATCACGTTTCTCAGTTTGCTTGTTGACATCATTTACAATGGTCTTCACTTCTTCAACCTGTTCCACTGGTGCTGGCCCAGTTACAGTTGGTTGATATAAAGAAACAACCTTGGATTTTTTAGGTTGCTCTTCTTCTACTTCTAGTTTTACTTCCATAACTTCGACATTTGTATATTTGTCAAGAGCATTGTTAAGCTCTACGAGTTTTTCATTCAAAACGTCTAGTTGTTCTTCTAACTCCTTGTTAGATTTCCATTGTAAATAATTATAGATTAGGGCAGTAGTAGAAACTGCGCCCAATCCAATAATTGCTAGTAATGATTTTTTGTTCATTTTATTATCCTTTCTAATGCCCGAATCTCTCGACATGAGGCTTCTTCTTATATCAGTGCTTGTCGTTGTTTAACATCGCCTGTTAGCAGCACGACCACAGCTTTACTGTCTAATATAAGGTTTATTATCCTTTAGTTGCGTAGTAATCGTAGTGCGGTGCACGAGCGAATGATACGAAGAAACGGTCTTTCTTGAATACGACACCGTCTTCTTCCACAGTCACTGGTACAACTTCAACACGACAGTCGAATGAACCAGACGCACTACCTGCAGACCACACCATGTCACGTGCACGTTTATAGTCTACTGGTGCAGCATCGCGGTGAGATGCAAGTGATTCTTTTGGAATACCGAATGCAAGGAATACATCACGTAATGTTACATATCCTTGTTCATTTTCAGCACGATAAATACCAACACGTTCAGCCAATGTATCACTGTCTCGAGCTTCAGGATTACCATCGTTCAATACACGCATAACTGCTGATTCAAGAATGCCATAATCATATTCTCCGCCTTCACGCAAGTCACTCAATAATGGACTTGCTTCAACGAAGAACCCTGCTTCAGATACAAGGCTAGGTTTCTTGATAGAGTCTACAAGTACAGCTTTCTTTTTCTTAGCTTCATCTTTATTTTCAGGCACGCGTTCAAGTTCTTGTGTGATTTGTGTTGCCATTTCTGGATGGTTTTCTTTCAACCATTCTTTATATTTGTCAAGCTTAGTTGACAATGTATTGTAAGCGAGTGTAGTTGCTGCAAGACGTTGTGATAGAATACGTTGACCGTTAAGGATAAGAAGACTTGAGGCTGTAGCACCGAGAACAGGCCCAGTCACAGCTTTAGCAATAGTCTTAACACCATTAGCTGTAGAAGCTCCTTCTTCTCCTGCTTTAGCACGCTCAAGTTCTTCAACACCTGCTTCAATTGCAGGACGAGCTTGATACAACATATATGCAGATGCGCCTAGACCGATAAGTCCTACACCTGTACAAATATAAGGACTGTTACGACGTCCCCAACGCACTACTCCATGATACATACGAGTTACTTTTACTGGTACTTTGAATTTCATAATATTTTAGATCCTTTCTTATTTTGGCATTTCAACAATGAGGTTTTTAAACCCAGCTTGTTTGTGAAGATATTCTTTGGCTACGTCTACCAAATATGGTACAACACCAAAGCAAATAACTTTAACGACTTTCATAACTTTCTTTTTGTTCCAATTCTTAAACATAATAATATCCTTTCTAAACGTTTGTAATTGGTGGTAGTGCAATAATATAATATCCATTAGGATTACGTACAGTACGGGCTCCTTTAAGGTCAACCCACCCTACATTATTATCTGCATATGTTACATTAACACCAGCTTGGTCTGCACCTGAGATAGAATAATAATCACCTACAGATACATAACCTTGATCAATAATGTATTGACGCATTGTAGCTAATACATATTCTGCATCAGCTTGAGTAAAGTGTTCAACTTGTGTATACTCATGACGTGGCACAGGTGCTGGTTGTTGTTGACGCTGACGTGTATTTCCCATTTGATTATAAGGAACACGATTTGCGTGTTGTTGTAAACCATTACGAGCACCTGCTACTGCACCACGACCTGCAGCATTAATCCAATTCCCACCATTATTACGTCCTCCGTAAATAATAGCGTTCAATGCACCTTGACTTGCGTTATATAACATGTCTTTAGATGCAGGGATAATAGAATTAATAAACGTGTCGTGTGCGAGTTGTTTAAATCCTCCTTCTGGTGTTAGGGCAATCACTGCTCGTTTGAACAATGATTTCTTCTTGATTGGGACTGGTTTAACTTCCCTTACTTCTACCTTCTCAGCAACCTCAACAGTTTCCTGAGTTTCCGCTGGTTCTTGAACTTTAGTCTCTTCTGGACTAGGTTCAATTTTGTCGTAGTCTTTACCCATTGGGTACCTCCTGAAAAAAAATTAGAGACGGTAGCGTCTAGATTGTGATGGGACTCGAACCCACCGTCCGCATTAAATCTGTCGCTCTACCTCTGAGCTTACAATCTTAGACATAACCATCTCTATTATACAAGTGGAAATTATTTTGCTTGTTTGACCAAATCAAACTGAATAATCCAAACACCTTCGTCATTGTGAAAATGAGAAGACGTGGCATATAAACGATTGTATGTTGTTTTTAATTTAGATTTAAGAAAGACTGCAATATCATTTACACAATCTTTCTCCTCTTCAACACCATGTTCGCTAAATGGTTCGAATTGATAAATCCACAAATCTTCGATTTCATATAATAGCCCATCAACAATATGTTTATCGTTGATTAGTAATTTGTTATTAACCAGCATTTTAATATCATTGCTAGGAATATAAGAATTCATAATACATCTCCTTCAATTGTAAATTTACTATCAGCAAATCCATTGTCAATAATTTGCTGGTCTACATCTGTTACTTTACCAATAAAATCAACATTCTCCAAAATATCACGAAAATGGATAACGAAATCGTTTTGAATTAACCCTAGGTTAAACGCATCAGCTTGTGGGTCGTCAAATAAATCGTCAATCTCAATTCGGAATGTGTGCCCATTGGCGAACATTGTATATTGATAGAGTGTTCCATCAATTTCAAATCGTCTCATAAAGTTCTATGATAGATACGTGCATATTTACACCCATCTTTCCTTTCATTATCTTGATATAACTCGTCCTCTTCATCAAGAATACGATATCCTTGTTTAAGAAGTGAGTCTTGTGCATCCTTGTAATTTGTAAATAGTTTATCTATAATATATCCGTCTTCTGGATATTCACCTTCACGTACAGTTATAAATACCTTCATACAACCTCCAAAAAAAAAGGAAGAGTTGTAAAACTCTCCACTAATAAAATCAGAACTTATCTCCGTCGATGCGTTTATTAATCACTTTGCGAGTGAAGTCATTAATAAAATTGCCTTCGTCAGAGTACAATGTGCTGTAAATGACTACAGCGCCTGATGTTACGCTTCCTACTACGGTAGCCCAGAATTTCCAAGCTCCTTCGCTAATTTGTTTCGTAGGCTTTTCTTCTTCTACAGTTACTTCACTGTAAGAGTTGAAAGCTTTTCGAATCTTCAATAGCTCATTAACCTGTTCTTCGAACTCTTCTTTAGAGTTAGCTTTAACAACAAGCACCTCGTCTGCTTTATCAGCAATACGACTCAGCGTCTTTTCGTCAATTTTCTTAATGCGTTCTTCAGCACTCAATGGTACCTCAACAAACATTACATCTTCGAATTTAGTTTTAACTTTATTTAGTAAATCTTTCATATTTATTTACCTTCCTTTCTATAATACGGGCGGAAAATTAAGACAAAGCGTTTGTGTGGTAAACGTTGCCATATTCCTGTATAGTAATAGACCATGTCGTTGGTTTCATAAATATAGTCTTTTACTAAAGATGGTTCTTCTGAGTTATTCTTATCAATGTTTACGATAAGATTTAGGTCTTCATTTCGTTGTATTACTTCTTCAGAAACAATATAGTTTCCGCATAATACGGGTCTTACAATTAGCTGGTCTTTTAATGTCATTTTCTATTCCTTTTCAAATAAGATTGGTATTCCTTATCCCATTGTTCGTTGCGTTTATCCAACACGTCCAAACATTGATACTCAATATGTGGCATAAAATACAATACAATTTGTAAATTAGACATTAATAAGTCTATTTCTTCAGGCGTACATAGTTCATTGATTATAGACATAGGATTTACAGATAATCCGTACTCGTCCATATATTCATACAATTCCGTTTCGTCAGGATATGTGAATCCTGCTTCAATATTTTCGACGTACTCCATTGTGCGTTTGTATAAGATCCTACAAATCTGATTGTTTAGTTTTGAGGGTAATATCATTCCCATTTCAGTTTTATCCTTTCAAAAAAAAAAGAACCCGAAGGTTCTTAATGTGTAACATTCTTATTCTTCAATTTCTGAAGTATTAACATCTACATCTTCGTCAACAACTTCCTTGAATTCAGCATCTTCGATCGTATCAGGTTGTACTGTATCGTTTCCACTGAACAGAGCTTTACCAGCAAGCACGCCTGCCCCAAAGACAGCAATACCTTTAACCGCTGTAGCTAAAGCTTTCTTCGGATTTTCTTTGATTTTATGGAATGGATCAAATTTCTTTGTCTTTTCCACAACTTCAACTTTATCTTCAGTCTTCTTTTCTAGTTCAGCAAGTTCAGTTTTTACTTCTTCAGTTTCAACAGCTTGTTGCTCAACTTGTTCAGTTTCAACAACTTCAGTTTTAACTTCTTCTACAACTTCTTTTACTTCTTCAACTTTTTTGTTTTTCTTAGACATAATAATGTCCTCCTATAATTTTTTATTTTAGAGTGTTACCTCTATTATATAGCCAGAAAAAAAAGAGGGCAGTGAGCCCTCAAGAGTTTACTAGAAAATCACTTCTACAAGTTTCATGATAATTTCAGCTAACACAACCATACCTGCAATGCATAATAACACGAGCATTGTGAAAATCCATTTAAGGAAATTCAATCCCGCGTCGCACGCATCGTCAATTCGTTTCTGAGTTTCATCAGAATATCCAAGTAATTTTTTCATAGTTATATTCCTCTCTTTCTATTATATTAGAGGTAA